AGCATAGCATAGTGAGTTGGTATTACCATAGCGCAACCAATCATGTGCAGGATTGCCTGTCTCCTCCGCCCAGCGCATGCTGTATTCTACTGCTCGGGCCAGGGCATCTGCCACGGCTTCCACACGCAGATATTCCACAAGATACTCTGTGTAGATGTTGTCACTGCACCAGTGATCAATTTTCTTTTGTGCCTTTAACAACCAGGTCATAAAACGATCAGGTGCCACCACTCTAGTGTTCACACAGTAGTTGCCAAATTTTACAAATGCTCTGTAGTAAGGGCTATCACAAAAGTCATCGTGTGTTTTGTTCCGGGCACTGCCTTGCATGGTTTCATAAAAACGGACGTAGGCCTGAAACCCCATACGCACACCTGCTTCATCTTTGCTTAGACGTCGGCGTTTGGGTTCACATACATGAACTGCTATGCTAGTTTCCCTGGCAAATGTTTTTTTGCAATACTCACATGTGAATGTCATTTCTTTTCATTGCCTGCTTGCTTGTTGTATTCGTCTATTTCTTTTTGTGTTGTTATTGCACACATGACGTCTATTTCGTCATCTTTGTAGTCTGGATACATGGCTACTAATGCCCGGCGTTTGGCACTTAGCCCTGCTTCTTTCTTCCTGGGAGCGACCCAGGTGTGCCTAAACGTGCCTGCCCCAGGGCTCACTGTTGTGGCCATGAGCCATTGCAGTTGAGGATGTTTGCTGACCGAAAAGAAATGTTTGTTGAAATTTTCATTACAATTTTGCAGATAATACTGTTCTATTAGATCTCCTTTGGGGTGATCTTTGGCTTCCACTGAGGATCCCCAACGTATCATCAAATAGTTTGAAAACTTTTTCTTTTCTTCAGCGGTCAAATCGTTGTAGAATGATCTGACCTTGCGATCAAACATACGCATCTCGTTGGCAATGTTCAGTCGATCACTCATCTGGTTTGCTCAGTTGATATATCATTATAGCACGTTCTAGTGCATCTTGTAAAGTGGGATTGGTCTTTGCGGCTCTGCGTATTTGTCCCCATAGTTGGTCTTCCATCATATGGTCGTGTAGCGGTCTGCCATCGCTTGTTCTTGAATCCCATTGATGTGGTATCTTTTGTCCTGTGATAGGATCATATTCGTACCCTACCTCAAATCGATCACCTGGATCAGCACCAAACTCTCTAGCGTATACTACGCCATTGGCACGTTCGTAAATGTATGTAGCACCAGGTTTGAGTTGTCCCATTACCAGGCCTTGTTGTAGTCCACTATCTCACAGTTGCGGCTGACATCTTTCACAAAGTACACACAGTCCGGAGTTGAACTGTCGTCTATGGGCACACACAACATCTGGCCGTTCTTGAGTTTGGGTGCATACCAGGCCACTTCTTGATACACGTCTACAATCTCTATGTTAGGAAAACTAGGACGGAAACTGCTCAGTGGATTAAACTGGAATGCTCTGAATCCACGATCGTTGATTGATGTCAATGGCAGTATTTCCAAGTCACCCACGTCAGGTTCTCCAATGAGTATTTGCCAGTCCACGGGCATTCGTATTCTGTTGGTGCCTATTTGAAGTACTAGAGCAGGTGCATTGAAACTTTCCAAAAAGATAAGTGGAATGTAGTGATAGTCTGGATTGGCAGGATCTGAATTGTCCAAGATTGCAAATCTCATATCCTCTACCTGTTCGGGCAGATGATCAAGATCATAAGGAGCGTTGTCGAGTGTTAGTATGCGCATGATTTTATTTTATACTATTTGTACAGTATTGTCAATGGGTTGTTGTAATATTTCTCTTGCCTCTTGGGCAAATCTCTGTTGCCAGACTGGGTCATCTACATGAAATCCTGGCCTGGCTTTGAAAATTCCTGAACTCGCAAAATTTGTGGGTATTAGATGTTTGGCAAATTCTCCCAACGTCATAATTTCATGTTTATAAATGGTTTTCCAAGGTTCATCTATTAGACATTTAGTGGCTGAATCCCAAAGTCCATTTAGAGTAAATGCATATGGTATTTTTTGTTTCTCACAAGTTAACAATAAACTTCTAACTGTTAAAAATCCTTTGAACAACATCATTTCTTGACATGCTGTGGCTTGATAATAATCGACTGCTAGTTTTTGATCAAATGTTAAATTTTGATGTCCGTTGCTGGACCAAATTCTATTGTGATGTTTTTGTTGTACATCATCAAGTTTAAATTCAATTCTATCAGGCATGGTAAATCCTAACACTATTGCATCAGGATTTTGTTGTAATCCTTCAAAAAATCGCCAAGCAATCATACCATTGGTTGATCCAGGCTGCGAATACATGAGTATATTATATTCGGGCAACATTTCACTCCAGTGTTGACCTAGAAAATTTTCGTCTGGGTGCATGAAACTATCGCCCACAATTAACAATTTTTTCATGCTATCTTCATCCACTCTAGTTTCTCTGATGAGAATGGATAGTTGGCTTCTCGGTAGAATTGTTTGCGTTTGGTCAGGTGTCGTTTGGCAAACTTGCAGGTTGAGGTAATGTCCCAAATCTGAACATGATCTTTGTCTTCTGCTTTTCTTATGCCTCGTCCAATACTTTGAATAACGCGGACAAAACTTTTGCCGGGTTCAATAAGAACCAAATTAAAAATCCTAGGGATATTAATACCCACAGCGGCAACACCATAGGTAGCCACAATAATCTTATCAACACTGTCCGCAACTTCATCATATTCATCTTGTCTGTCTTTTGCCTTGGTCGCACCTGATACAAACACAGCACGATCTCCTAGGCGTTCTACTAGAGCATGCCCTGCAGCCACTCGGTCCACCAGCACCAGGGTGTTGCCTGTTTCATTTACCCGACGGATCAGTTCTGCCATGGTGTCTAACCGGCCTGACTCTTCCAGCAGGTATTTAAGTTCACTTTGATATTCTTTGTACTCCACGTGATCCACCAACTGCACAATGTTCACATGACAGTTGGCCAGCACACCTTGCTGTTGCAGTTCGTTGGCACTGAGTCGACCAATCACAGGACCAAGCCCTACTAGCAGAGCCTGGCTCTCAAACTTCTCTTTGGGAATAGTTCCAGTCAAACCCCACCGAATTGGCACTCTAGCCATCACACCAGTTAGTAAGGTTTTGAGTGCATCTGCTTTGGCCATGTGTACTTCATCTACGATAACGCATACCACACCTTCCAAGAACTCACCAATGGTCACTTCGCCCACGCCCGACTTGGTGTTCTTTAACAAGATGTTTAGACTTTGCCAAGTACAAATAGTGTGCTGGCGTCCATACTCTTTTCTATCGCCAAAATACACACCAACATCTTGTTGCATGTTGATGTAGTCTTTTTCTGTTTGTGTCACTAGACTTTTGTTGGGCACAATCACAATCGAACGTCCATATGGTGTGACAGCATTTGATAAGGCCGCTGTCATAATTGTTTTACCTGCACCTGTGGCCACCTCTTGTAGGCACTGCGGATTGGCCAGGAAGTTGTTCACAATCTCCACTTGGTAATCCCGCATGATGATAGGCTCACCTGCGGCAGGATGTCCCTTGGGCCAGGTCACATGTGCAAACGAGTCCTCACGCACCTGTTCAAATGCAAAAGTAGTAGAGTAATCTCTCTGATCATCTATCTCAATGTCATAATCAAACTTTTTAAGTATGGGAACAATCTCTGGCAACAAGTTTGTATATGTGCTACCGCCCAGTTGGAAGTATGCTATCTTGCCATCCCAGCGTCCCAGTCGCACTGCTGGCATGTAACGAGCGGCGGGATTTTCGTATTTAAAAGCGTTTACAAGTGCCCGACGTACATCCAACTCCAAGCCTTCTAACTTGATGTTCACTTCGTCTCGGATCTGTATTATGCATCGTTTCATTATAGCATTGTATAGGATTTGTTTGACAATTGCAACCGCTAGAACTTACAGTAATACTCTAACTGGAGTTTGATTATTTTTTAGCAGTGTTGTAATCTCTTCTACGTGCTGTGTCCGACCAAGAACCACAACACCAAAAATATCTTTCACTGTCCAGTCTGATATATTCCAATGGCGGCACCATTCTTGACTGTGATTTTTCCACCAGGCATTGAATTCTGTTGTGTCGACGTCATTGAGGCAGTCCTGGTCCTCAAGTGCTATCTGAATTTTTGGAATAAGTCTTAACCATGGCTTGGCAAGTTCTTGCATGCGATGCTGGTCATCAGGTTCGTTGTGTTTCCAGTAGGTGTATGGTGATTTACCCAGTTCTGACCATTGTATAAACACGTCACCTGCACAAATTTTTGTGGTTCTATTGACCAGCCAGACAGGATCAATTGGTACCTCCAGCATGCCCATCATTTCTCTGTAGTCAATGGTCATGAACTTTGAATTTGTTCTAAGGTGTTTTTCACATGCATGAATATGCTCGTGGAAATCTAACCAGGTGGTGTGTCCGTTGTAGTTTTTTTCGTAAATTCTGTGTAAGGAATTAAAATAATTTTGATCTTGTGCTAGACAACTTTCCTTGTTGATCTGCACACCCACTTTGCTTGCATACAAGATTAACTTTTCAACCAAATCACTATGAGTCTGATTATCAAAATAAAAAGGATTGTCCCAATCGCGAAACGGAACAGGAATGTGTTGCAGGTGCTTGTATGTTTTTTGATAAACAGAAGCCACTGGCGTTGATTGTAAGATTAAATCAACTGTTTGACCATTGGAAAAAACAATTTGCATATGATATTTACGTCAAAAAAACAGGTACCCTAAGGTACCTGTTGAGAAAGGATCGCCGGGCTAGTAAGAGTTAGCGACCCTGATCTGGAGTATCACACACTAAATCTTTCGTACAATATATCCTTCAATTTTGTAATAGTCTGCTTCTTCTTTGTCATTTGTTGTAAACAACAAAAGGTCATCATTATAAATTTCATACATTAGTAGGTTTCCTTTATAATATCAAATTGGTCCGAGGGCCACTTGGTTTTGAATTCTTCTGATCGGACATAATCATTGTATCCTTTGGCATCAAAAAATGTCTTGCGAAAAACACTTTGTATTTGGCCCTTGGGGGTGATAGTTAAATAAACTGATTTTGCTTTGCCTGCCATGTCAATCCTTAAAAAAATTATTAATTGGGGAGGGTCACGGTTGCAGGATCTAGTGTCTTATTACTAAGAGAAGTGTCCAGGCGATGTGACCCTCAAAACATGTTTAACAGGTTCTGAATTGATCAGAACTTGTGATAGTAACTGTACCAAGCGGAGTGAGGTTTGTTTCTCCGACCTTAAAGCATCCAGTATCAGGATAACATACATATATTGTTTTGCCCTTGATTGCAAAAACCTCACCCACCTCATCTTTGTGTATTTTACCGTTTTTAATTATGGTATCATACGCACGTTTATCGGTAGTTTCCATTACCTTGTCGCCAATTTTAAATCCCACATTGCCTGGCAAGTTTAGTTGCCGCAATCTAAATCGCTTCATTATGGCACTTGCCACATCGGGGTGACCCATTATTTCTGCAATCTCTGCACAGTCTTGAGCAGTCAGGTACACAGTCCGATGACCATTACCTTCCTTGTACTCATCGTTTTTGTACTTGTAGGCCCAGGTTTCTGCCTCGTATGTAATGTGGTCATACCAACCGTCAACTGATGTATAACTCATTTGAATTCCTTTTGTGTGTTACTAAGACTACAGTTTAGCAAATTAGAAATTACTAGTCAACTGTAAAAAGTAACCCTGTGCTAGACAGGGTTATTGCACAATTAGGCACTCTTCATACAAGTTGTTTCTGCCAGGCGTTTCCAGTTCAACATTGACATCTTGCGCAAGTCTGCAATCTTCAGCGCCATACGCAAACTCAATTCACGCAAACGATCTTTGTTGGTATGCATAAAGTCAATGATGTCATCTTGCGTGGCGTCATCAAAGTCATAGTCTGCAAACAAAACGCCATCTTTGGCAATCTGTTTGATACGCAACAATTTGTCACGCTGTGAGTCCAAGGTCAAGTCTAGATAATGGCAACGTGATTGCAAAGCATCCAAGTGATCACGCAATTTTTGCGACTTCATTTGATCAAACTTCAAGTTGGTAATAAAGATTACTGAACCTTTGAACTCGAAACGATCTGGGATACCTTCACGACGCAAGGCACTGCTCTCACTCAACCATGAAATGGTACGTTTCTTACTTGAGTCCAGGGCACCTTTCAGTAAGTTAAGAGCCACGTCGTCTAGCAAAATGCTATCACAGTCGTCAAACACAATCACACAATTGGCATCTGAGTACTTGTACAATACTTGGAATAACCCAATTGGGGTGGCACTACCTTTGACAACTTCTGCGCGAAGTTTCTTGCCCGAGATCTTGTCGAACAAGCAGGCCTTTTCAATTTCCTGCTCCACACCAAAACTCTTGCCAACCCCAGGAGGGCCAGATACAATCATAGCACGGATGTCGCCGGCTGTGGCAGCCTTGGTCATCTCTGTCAATATGTCAAAACGCTCACGGATACGTGTCATTGCATCCTCGTCGGACTCTGCGACTGGAACTTGTTTTTCAAAGTGTATGGTGTTGGGTTGTGTCATGCCGTTAGTATACTCTATATCTGATATGTTGTCAACGCTGATACGTATCGTTTTAGGGCAGTTTGGGAAGGTGCCATTATTTTTCACAGTAACATAGTTACCTTTAGCACCAGTTTGGAAACCGCTAACAAGAACAAATTCTTGGTTACGGACGGATTTGTTACGGTATGTACCGTTTACTACGCGAATTGCACTCATGGTTACTAGCCCTTTTGTGTGTTACTAAGTCTATATTATAGCCGATTTTGAATTATTGGTCAAGTACAGCAAAAGTATTACTTTTGGTTGACTTCTTCTAGTTTTTGGGTGTATTCTAAACGACTCAGTACTAGTTGGTACATGCAATATACCAAAAGTGTAATACTTCCTACTGACAGGATTTTAGAGATTTCATCTGCGGTCAACCCTGTTAACAAAAGTTGTACAACAACTGATACGGTACAAATCACAGCAAGAATTCCTGCTGTCTGTAATGCGGCTCGAAGTTTGATATTCATTTCGGGTTCCTTTTTTGTTTATATTCCACTATTGTAGCAAATTACCAATTCCTGGTCAAATGCCAAAGAAAAACCCTGCACAGGGCAGGGTTATCTCAAAAGTAATACTTTTTGCTACTAATACTTTGGATTTAATTTTATGCATATCAATGCCAGTGGTTTTTTATCACTGGATCTGTCACTTGATGGGGTTTGGGCTGTCCGTGAAAAATCAGTAGGCTAGTTTCTGGGCCAAATTGAGTACCCAACCCTGGGTTTAGATACTTGCGTGTGTATGGATCCATACCCCCGTCTAGTGTTTGCCAGCGCCAACTTAGAGCCGACTTCTCTGGAAAAAAACGTCTTTGATTGGGTTTAAGCACTCTAGACAAGTAGTCTTGATCACCGTGATACTTGCTACATATTTCAAGAATATTTTGTTCACTAAACTCTTTCCAAATATCAGCAAATTTTTCAGTGTGCCAATACATCACACTAGAGTTAATGCCTTGGAATTTGGGTTTCCAAAGTGTTGTGAAATCTCTAATGGCCCAAAAGCGTGTGTGTCCAAGTTGTAGGATCCAATCCAAATTGTTTACTATCACTGTATCAAGATCCAAATACAACAATTGTCCTGTATAATGTTCAGGATTGAACAACTGCATTTTGTACCACCAGGATTTTTTACTGCCACGTATGCCCGGCCATTCGGTCAACACATGTTTGATCATGTGTGCGGGAACTGCACGGTGTTCTTCTGTATAAACATGCATGCGAATTTCACGTGAAAGATTACGTGACAACATGCTGTAAAGTGTGTCTACATATTTCCAACTGTAAACATCGCCGTGTATGACGCAGGCACAATCTACAGGTGCGGTAGGGTCAATAACTTCGACCACCGTGTCTTGCTCCTGGGCCGCACGTTTGGCTGCTTTGGCTGCACGTTTGATTTCTTTAGCAGTCAACATATTAAAACTGAAATATAATTTGGTACTCGTCGTAAATGGGTAACTGACCTTGAGTTTCGAGATACTCAACTACAGCACGACCTTTTCCGGTTCGTTGATTACTAGCCACCCATCTTGAATTATCATCTATTGCTACCACAGTACCTGGACGGATAAAAGGTTCAATTACCTGAAATTCTTTTAAATGATGACTGGCGCTGTCTGTGTCATTGTTCCAGTCCACATCATAACTGTCCAAATAAAACAAATCAACTTGATCCAAATCTGTTTGTTGTTCGAGCCATGCAACGCTGTCACTACAAGTAACTGCAAATTTTTTACTGGCAATGAATTTTCGTGCTGTGTCACAGGCTTCAGGATCTATGTCTACGCTACGCATTTGTCCACCGTGCTGTTCAACAAATCGAGTGAACAAGGCCGCACTTTGTCCGTCTGTCCAATTGTTGGGGGTTCTTAATGTACCAGTTTCGATAATATTAAAATCTGTCGACTTTTGATTCAATAACAATCTCCACATGATATCAAAGCCAATGGCTCTGTTGTACAGTCCCGGTGCCAACATACCCCGACTGTCAGCAGTGATATTTAATAATGGGTAATAAGTTGTGCGATAATGTTCTAACCAATTCATTGTGTTCTTTCTAATGCTGGACTAATGCGATCTAACCAAGTTCCCTGGCGCAATTCGTCCACTGTATATTCCGTGTGACAAATTTGTGTGAGCCATGTTTCCCGATCTCGGGTGTATGGTTGCTCAAGATCTGCAAATCCTACCCCTACGGGTTGTGCTAAACTGGTTGAGTTTACTATGGGACGTACCCCAGCAATTGCGGCTTGTATGCCCGGACCTGAATTGTAGTTAACAAGTACATGGCAATCGTAATACATGTCATAACTGTCATAGGTATTGGGCAATCGGTTGGGTGTTTTTACAGTGACCCCCGGGGGTAAATTGTTCAATGCTAACTTGCATCGCGGATGTGGACGTACTGTGATAGGACGATCAGTTGATTGTTTGAGTGTTGATAATGTGTTATGTAACCACGCTGTCATGTTTAATCCAGAAACTTGCAAACTGCGGTCATGCTGTAGGGCAACCATGATATTAGGCTTAGAGTTAAATTGTGTGGCCAGGCTGATTTTTAGTTTGGCGGGACGATCCCAATCCAAGTTATCTAAGTGTCCGTAGTAGCCATCGGCCGTGATGTTATTCACCGCAATCTTCCAGGTATTGCCCCGATACAATGCCCCAATTTCAATTATGATTACTGGACGACCTTGTGATCTATAGTGTTCATACACTGCTTGATTGGCACTCATCCTGCCTGCCCATAACACTGACCAAATGATAGCCGCGTCACTTGTCATTGAATTCTCTTGTGTTTGGATACCACGGGCTTGCAAACAATCCAATACTGCACTCATGACAGGTTGAGAATTTTTTGCACATTGCAAAGGAAAATAGGCTATGTTATTGATCATAAGTATTGGAAATGAAATACACTGTATGTACCACTTTTAATGCCGATGGTTACGAGAAGTATGGCCGTCGCATGATCCAAACCTTTTTACAAACATGGCCCGCCGAAGTCACACTTGTGGTCTACGCCGAAAGTTGTGTTGTGGCTGAAACTGCCCCAAATCTTGTGGTTCATGACATTGGCATCGTTGATGCACTGATCACATTCAAGTCAATCTGGCAGGGAGTCCCCAAGGCCACAGGCAATGTTCGAGATGACCCTGTTCGTTCCAAACGAAAGGATGCCGGCAAAGGATTCAAATGGGACGCTGTACGTTTTGCTCACAAAGTTTATAGTATATTTCACTGTGCTAGAAGTATCAGCACCAATTGGCTGTTGTGGATGGACGCAGACACAGTGTGTCACAGCGCAATTACCGTGACTGATCTAGATCGCTTGTGTCCCCAGGATCGTGACCTGTGTTTCCTAGGCCGCAGAGGCAAGTATTCAGAATGTGGCCTGTACGCTATGAATCTTGCCAACACTGATACAAAAACTTTCTTACAAAAATTCCAGCGTATGTACGATGACTCCGAAAGTGGAATATTTACTCTAGATGAATGGCATGACAGTTATGTGTTTGATGCTGTGAGAAAGCAATGCAATCTCAAAGAACTGGATTGGAGCGGTCATTTGATCACAGGAGAAGGGCATCCACTTATCAACAGTGAATGGGGTGCATACTTGGACCATCTCAAAGGTGCTAGAAAAAAACAGGGTCGTAGTCCACAATCAGATCTAAAAGTTACACGCACAGAAGCATATTGGCAATGACCTGGATATTCCTAAACAAAAACAACAGTGATGAGTATGTAGAAATGTTTGCGGCCGGGTCTCAAACTGTGCCTACCTGTTTGGAGACTTGGCGGTACGAAGATAGCACTGATCCGTTGGTGCTACGTGGTATTATGAAACATAAAATTATCAAACGCTGTTGGGCAGACCACAGACAGTTCTACTACATGGACTCAGGGTACCTAGGAAATAGACCTAATCAAAAAAATTTCGGAGGGTGGAAACACTGGCATAGAATAGTACTCAATGATCTACAGCACGGTTCAGTAATTGACAGACCCTCGGATCGACTGCAACGATTAAATGTAACCATTGAATCGCGACAGAACCCTGGGCGAGATATCTTGATAGTGGCACCTGACGAAAAGCCTTGTACATTCTATGATATCACGCTCGAATCCTGGTTAAAAGATACTGTTGATACTATTAAAAAATATACCGATCGTCCCATACGCATGAGAGAACGTCCTGCATCAAGACAGGATCGCAAAACTCAACATCCCAATGAATGGCTCAACGATGTGCATGCCATAGTTACACTTAACTCAACAGCCGCAACAGAAGCAGTACTAGCCGGGGTGCCTACGTTTGTTACAGCACCGGCGGCCAATGCCGCAACACCTGTGAGCAATAGAGATTTAAGCACAATAGAAACCCCCTGGTTCCCGGACAGTGACCAGATATATAAATGGGCATGCCATTTGGCTTACGGACAATTCCACATTGATGAATTGGCCAATGGTACCGCTGCCGCAATACTCAAGGAGACTCAACATGCGTGAACACTATGGATGGCAATTTCCCGACTTCGAAACACACCTGCCACGGATGATAAAGAAAAGTGTGGACAAAGGCTTGCCGCCTGAATATCAAATTGCTGTACGACGTCGCAGTATTGAGTTATGCAAAAAACGAGATGTAGCATTGGACATTGGTGCCAATGTAGGATTATGGTCACGTGATCTCGTGAAAAGTTTTGGTCGTGTGATAGCATTTGAACCTGTTGGTATATTTAGAGAATGCCTGGAACGCAATGTGGCAGGCGACAATTTTGAAGTGCGTCCCATTGCGCTAGGCGATCAGGATACTCAGGGCACAATGATCATTACCGAAGACAACTCTGGACATAGTCATCTTGATCCTGCGTCTATGGGCATCGGTGATGTACAAGTTGTTCGTCTTGACAATTTGAACTTTCACGATATAAGTTATATGAAAATTGACTGCGAGGGCTACGAGTATCGCATACTACAAGGTGCCGAACAAACTATTCGACGTTGCAGACCCGTTGTGGTAATAGAGCAAAAACCACATGATGCTTACAGCAAACAGTACGGACAGTTTGCGGCTGTCGAGTTGCTGGAAGATTGGGGTATGGTCCG